CCAAAGAGTTAAAGAAATTCATCGAAAAACAAGATAATCAAACAGAAATACAAATGAATGTGACTGACTATGTTAAAGAAGAAATAGAATCAATGCTCGTTGCAATGGCGGTGGCACAATGACAATGGAAAAGATTTATTCTCCAGCATTAGTATCATTTCACAAAGAGCAAGAAATTGGTCAAGAGGGGAAAAACTCAAAGGTTTATCTCGCTCATGATGAATATATGGATGCGCAAATCGTTGTGAAAGAAGTAACAACAAAAAATAACGCTGAAAATATAAATAAACTCCTAAAAGAAGCACAAATACTTTATGCGAGCAGTCATCCAAATGTTGTGCAAATTCAATATGCATGTAAGGATCTGAAAAATATTTATATTGCAATGCCCTACTATAAAAATGGCTCGCTAAAGTCATTAATGTCACAACGCTTTTTGACTGCACGAGAAATTATACGATATGCGATACAATTTATTAGTGGAGTTGCGCACATTCACTCAAAAGGACTACTACATTTAGATATTAAGCCGGATAATATTCTGTTATCTGATAATAATGAAGCTTTATTATCGGATTTTGGTCTAGCGGATTACACAGATGAAAATGGCTGGTATAACGTAACTTACCATTACGTCAAACACACCGCCCCAGAGATTTATCAAGATAACGGTTCGGGATTAGGCTTGGCTACCGTTCAATTTGATATTTTCCAAATTGGATTAACACTTTATAGGATGTGCGCTGGCGACTCTGCATTTAATTCTCAATTTGAGAAAGCCTGTAACTCAGAGGATGGATTTATAAATGCATTAAAAAACAAAAAATTTCCGACAAGAGACATTATTTTGCCCCATATCCCAAAAGCATTGATGAAAATAGTTTGTAAATGCCTAGAAGTTGATGTAAAAATGCGCTATTCTAACGTCAGAGATATTCTAAATGATTTAGCTAAAATTGACTTTGCAGGTTTAGATTGGCAATATACAGCAACATTAACAGGGCATCAATGGTGCTGTGAAGATGAGAAAGGAGTTCAATATACTGTATCAACCAATACGCAAAGCCATAAAGAATACCAGGTAACTAGAAACAAGCGTAAATATAAGCCAAAGTCTCGAACAATCAGAGATTTTTTACTTAAATTAGAATGAAAATAGCAATAAAAGTAGATCGTAAAAAATTCCAATCAAGAAGTTCTCTTGTTTCACCTAAAAAGAATGAGCCAACAGCAGGATTAAAGCAAAAAGCTCAAAAAATAATAGGCTATAAACAAGAAGGGAGTTACTTTGTTGCCATAAAACAAGACGATAACTAACACAAACCGCCATCAAGGCGGTTTTATTTTATGATTTAAAGCACTTAATCAAATCCTCAAGTACTACTCTCTCCTCTTTATTCGCAAGGATAATCTCTAGCCTATCATCTACTCTAGATACAATCTCATCAATACCTAAATCATTAATCAAGTCACAATTTAGCGAGATTAACCACAACTTAAACTTTTCTTTCATAACACCTCCTTTTTTTCTTGGCAATCATACCTTAATCAAAAGCGCAGTCTATTTGAGCTACTAAATTTTGCGATACAGATCGCAAAAACAATAAAAAATCGAGGAAAAATCGCATTATTAGCAAACACACAATTATAAAACGCTTAAAAATTAGCCAATCAGTAAAAATTATTCAAGATTTCTTTCTGTTTAAAATCAACATATTATAAAGTTTGCTTTATTTTATAGCTCAAAAAATAAGCAATCAATCAATTTTCCTTTAAATAAAACTTTACATGAAATAAAGAAATGTTTATCATACACCCATCAAAACGAGATACACATGGTGAATAAAATGATTGAGATTCTAAACTTTAAAAAAGGAATTAGTGATAAAGCTCCAAACGGTTGTGATTTTGTAGTTGATGAGTTTGTTACTTACACAAATAAAAACGGAGTTAAGTTTGGTCCATACAAAATCATCGGGTTTGCCAAAGGTGTTAAAGATGTTGAATCAGAAAGATTTATCCACTTAAACAATGAATGCTATTGGTTCCCCGTGAAACTGGAAGAAATCAAAAAATTATAAAGTTTTTACTAAGCTCATCACGGTGGGCTTGAATAAAAATTTTAAATCGCTCTTTAAAAATCAGATTACAAGAAGTTTACTCATAACGGCATTATGCGGTCGTGTAGATTAAAAGCCCTACCCTACATAATGAGAGTAAACGGAATACCCACTGAAAGATGAGACCAGTGAAAAACTGACAGTTACAGCAAGTCAATTCGCAGTGGGGAAATATCTCAAAGCACATTTGAAGTACAGAGACACAACGGCAAGTGAAACCGTTGCGAATGATAGAGAGAAGTGTGCTTTGAAATGGCTCTTTGTTGAGTTGGTTGTGGAAACCGACACGGTACAAAAACAAGGGTAGCGTTATGGAAAAATGACACGGGTTCAAATCCCAAAAGAGCCTCCATCTCAATCCGCTTTCAAATAGCGAATTAAAGCTCAATCTTCTTGAATAACTGATTGAACGAGAGCGGATTTAGCTGGGAACAGCGTTTTTCATAATTAAAACAATCTCCTTTAAATTGGTTAGACCCCTAGCTGCTTTCACACTTTGGCACTAGGGGATTTTTTTAACCAATATTCCTAACCATACGAGGTAAACACCATGAACAAGTTAATCAATTTTCTTAAAACAACTGCTTATGTAATCGCAACCATCCTTTCAATTTGCCTAGTTGCTATGACAATGCTTACCGCTCTAGCTGCACAAGCAAGCGAACCTACAGCATTAGAGCGTGAACAAGCACGCATACAGTGGATTGCTGAACATGGACAATACCAACCAAATCTTACAGAGCAAGCTAAACAAGAGGCTCTAGCTTATACAGAACAAAAACAAAAGGAATTAGACGATGCCAAGAATTAGATACACATCAGAAATCAAGATTAAACAAACAGAAAACGGTTTTTTTATCGCAAGTCTAATCATTAATGGCGTGGTTAATCACTCTACCTATCCGCAACGCTCAAAACAAAATGCAATCTTGTTAATTAACCGACAAATTGAGCGTTTTAACGCTATGAATGAAGTCAGATTACCGCTATACGGGCAGAAACAAAGAAAGCCTAAAGGTACTAGCGAAAAAATGAAAAAGGCTGGCAGAACTCGAATGATGAAGTCTTGGGTTAAGTCTTTGGAGTTGTTTAAGGATTACACCAAGCAAAGATTAAGTCAGCCAGAAGATGAGAGACAGGTTTATTTCTCAAGTGCTGATTTGCATCGCCAATTTAAGTTTTACCTATACACAAAACAAAGCGTAGTTCACAGTGGACTGCTTGCACCGCCTAAAGACATAGTGTGGCAAGGTCGCAGAGCTTTAATTTCTACGTTTGATGAATTAACCGAATACTTTGGAAAAATTGAGGTGCTGATAAATGAGCATAATAGAGGCATGGGAGCTCCTAGAGTTCAATAAATGGGATAAACAGTGCAGCAAAGAAGATGACTACAATCGAGCGGTAGAAATGGAAATAGAAGCTATCAAAGAAAATATCGCTAACTGTGATGATGATGTTATCTGTGTTTTTAGAGAGAAGATGCTTGATTATGATGATGTTATCAATACCTTTGATGATGATACGTTTAATGATGATGAATTTATAAAGGCGGTCGCACTTGGCACTGATTATGAAGAAATGCGAATTAAAATTCTGACTGCTATGGCAGAAGATAGATTAGAACAGTTAGAAAAGGATTATAGAAATGGATACATCCTTAATGATTAACCGAAAAGAAAATGACCGCTCCGCTAGTAAAGAACGAGAGCAAAAACTTAATGAATTTCAAGATTGGCTAATGAGTGGAATTATCGACCCACAAAGAGCAAAGGAAATCATTGAGCTTTATTACAAAGAAATGCCATTTTAGGTGAACAAAATGAAAATCTATATCGACATTGAAACAATCCCAACACAAAACAAAGAACATCAAGATTTTGTGTGTGAAAACCTTAAACCGCCAGCTAATTACAAGAATGAAGAAACGATTAACAAATGGCTTGAAGAAAACAAAGAGCTTGCAGTTAATAAGACTTCTTTAGACGGTGCGTTTGGTGAAGTTGTAGTGATTAGTGCGGCTATTAACAATGATGAAGTTGTTACATTCTACCGTAAAGATTGGCAAGTAAAAGATCGTGAGAAAGACATTCTGACACGGTTTAATAACTGGCTAAAAGAACAAGCGAACAGATGTAAAACCGTTCCAGTATTCATTGGGCATAACGTAACGAGTTTTGACGGATTATTCTTATGGCAACGCTGCATCATTAATGGTGTGAAACCTTACTACAAAATGGATAAGCGAAACACTTACGACACGATGTGGGAATGGTGCGGATATAATCGAGAATCTAAACCTAGCCTTAATAAGCTATGCCAAGTGCTTAA